TTTTGCTTAGGGCGATACTTCATCGTGATGGTGATTTTCGCACCCAATGCAGCATCAACCGTATTGGCCGTGGTGATTTTGATACCAATAGGCGTATAGCCACTGGTTGCAGCAGCAACACGCAAGCCAGCCGTAGTATCTTCATTCTTAATAGCAGCAGTAGCCAACGAACCAATCGCAATAACCGCTTGCGACATATCTGTTGCACCAGCATTTAAGAACCCAACACTACCCGCACAGGTCGCACCCAATGCATCTGTTTCTAAACGCAAATCTGTTAAAACGTGGTTAGCAGGCAACTTTGCTAATTTGATAATGTCGCCAATAGCCAATGTGGTCGCAGCCGCAAAGGTATAAGACGCTTGGAAACACAGTTGCTCGCCAGCCTCCGTAGAAGTAGGCGCGGTATCAACGTATTGAGCTGACGTATAAGTCGTCATGATTAACTCTCCGAACTAAGAATAGAGTGAAACCGCACGATTAGTACGGTTGTGCAGCAGCAGAATCAATAACGATAGAATTAACATCGTTACCGTTGAACTGTGGACGCTTCAAACCCACGATGCACTTAGTCGCAATGCCTAAGCGGTTTTTGTAGTCGCGCCATTCTTCCGCCCAATCAAAACGCAAGCCATTCGCAGGGCTACCAAATGCGGCAACCATTGCTTGACGACCCATGAAGATGGCACGCGCAGCAGCTACATTAGTAAATGTACCGTAGTCGGTAAAACGAGTCACTTTGTTGTGCTTATGCAAGACAACACCGCGATATTCACCGAGCGAACCTGTGAAAATAGGGTTTTTAGTGCCGTTGTTGGTTGCAGTGGCTTTTTGAATGTCTAGCCATTGACCTGTGGTTGTGCTGGTACGCAAATCATGCTCTTGGTAGTTGTGTACCAAGCAAACAAATTTATCCACGCCATCAATGCGTAATGGAGTGATACGAATTACACCATCAGAACCACCGCCTTCGGTTTCAGCTTTAGTCACGGCTTTGTCGATAGAGGTGAGGCTGAACTTGTCATCAGCAGTCAAATTGTTTTTAGCTGTTGCTGAACCTGCGTAGATGATATTGCCAGAGCTACGAGCAACCAATGACTGACCTTCAATCGCGGCTGTTGAAGCAGTCGGCAAGATGTAGTCGGCATTAGAGCCACGCGCACCACTGATATTCATGAACACGGCTTCATCGAAGAAACGTGACCACCAGTCAGTCAGTTTATTGCGGCAAATCATACGGTGATTGTTGGTTGTACGTTTGCGAGTCATTTCACCACCGCTATCAGTCGCTTTACGCACCTGGTTGATGAGGATTTTATCGCTGTACGGCGTTAACGATTCTTCATTGCCTTCAAGATTGTCGTCACCGTAAGTGGGCGAGCCAGTCAATTGAGCGTAGATGTCAAAGTTAACTTCGTCGCCTGAGTCTTTTTCAAGATCGGTGATTAAATGAATTGGGGCATTGGGCGCACTTTCTGCGCTGCCTTCTTTCATAAAATGCGAACCCCAATAGGATTCAGGAACGGATGAGTTGAATAACGCGCCTGCCCACTTTTTCTTAGTTTGGGCTGCGCTGGTCGTGATAATGGTCTGTGCCATGATTTCCACCTATAGAGGTTTCATTCAGGCACTCTTGCGCCGAGGGATTAGTAAATACTGTCACCTTATGTGATGACATAACCCCCAACCGCACACGGCGGCCAGATTTTTCAGATATTTCGATGATACTATCACCTATTTGTATTCTATCGCCAATTCGTGCGCTTCAATATAGCGTTGAACAGGTTTTAGCCATTATTTTGTTCCTAGCAAGTAGCGTTCATGTTGTTCAGGCGTTAATTTTGCTACTGCGTCCTCGTACTTACGCCCTGATAGCTTGTCGATATAACCAAACTCATCACCATCGGCATTAGGAATAGCAGAAGGAATATTGCCAAGCGTAGGCGGCAACTCAACCTGTGGTGCTTTTGCCTTAGCGTTTGGCTTGGGTGCATCGGGTAGCTTTTGGCCAGTCACTTTTGCAATGCTTGTTAGTAAATTATGCTTTGCTGTGCTGAGTACATCAGCAATCGGCACATTACCTGCCGCTAAAATCTTTTTAACGTGAGCATCAAGTGAGTTAAACAGTGCATCATCTTCTGCAAATACTTTGTTTTCTGCTTTAGCAAAAAAATCTATCTGTTCTTTTTCCCACTGTGCCATCAACTTGGCTTGGTTCGCTTCGGCTGCTGCGTTTTGTGCTTCAATTTGTTCTTCGGCCAATTCCATTTTAGCTTCAACACGGGCAATAGCACGCTCAATTTTGCGTACTTCAATGTTGTAATCCGCATCGTCTAGCTCGCCATCATCAAACTTAGTCGCCAAGTCTTTTAATTGTGCTTCAAGTTCGGCTTGCTTGGTTGTTGAGGCTAGTAATACTTCAGCGTAATCAATACCTGTGTTTTCGACTACAGGATCAATAACGGGTTCGGGTGCAGGTACAACTGGCGCAACTTCTTCGTCATCAATGGTGATTTCAATTTCTTCGTCGTCGTCATCCATAGCAAAATCATCGTGACCTTCATTGTCGGACGTAATGATTTCATCACCAAAATCATCAGGCAAGTCCAAACCTTCTTGCTCGGCTGCCGTTAAAATGATTGGGCTTTCGTTATCGGTACTCATTGCTGCATATCTCCGCTAAAAGCAGGGTCAACCTGTGCTTGGACAGGCATTTGTTGCTGTGGTTGTTGAGTGGGTTGTAAATTAAGGATTGAATCAGCTTGTCTAATGATCTCGTCGGCTGACTTAGCCATATCAGGCTTGGACAACATCGCTTTGGTAGCGTCCATAACGTCCATCATCGCGGTCATCTTGTCGCTTAGGGCGGTTATCTGTTCAGAGTTAGCGGCTGCCTGTGCTTGTTGTGCATCGGCCTCTAGTTTGGCTATTTCAGCATTGGCTTTACGCTCGATCATGGCGTTTTGCTTGGATTGTTGTTCTGCCTGTGATTGTTCACGCGCTGCTTTTTCTTCTGGTGTTTCGTCTGGGTCAGGTAAACCCATTGACTCGCGCAACTTGAGCATAATCCCGTCTTTGTTTGGAATGTCAGTCAAACCGATAGCGGTTTCAATGACTGCAAACGCGGATTGTGGATTACCTGTCGCCTGTGCAATGGTTGATGCCAATGGTAATAACTGCTCGGCTAGTGCTTGGCGCATCGTCGCGTGATAGTTTTGCTTAGTGACGATAAAATCAGCTTGAGACTTGGTGATGTCTGTCTCGTCTGTGCCGTCATTGACTGCAACAAACTCTTTGCCTTTGGTGTCGGAGGTAATACGGAACTGCATTTCTTGGCTAATGAACTGCTCAATCAGCGATAAAACTAACTGACCTTGCTTCTCAAATGCCCATGCCGCGTTTTCGTAGAGCATTAACGTAGTGACTGTGCCTTGTTCTTGGCGTGCTTGGATTGCAATTCCTGACGTAGCATTAGTTGATTGCCCTAAATTCTCACCTGTAACGCCCGAAGCCTTGAGCATATAGGCTTCATCTTCTTGGCCGAAACGCACATGAGCATCAGCTAGTGATGGGCTTTCAATAATTTCTAGCTTCTTACCCTGATTAACTTGAATAATGCTATCAGGCCGTGAAACTTCTTCTTCCAATTGCTTAATATCATCAACCGCGCCTTTGTCCATGACCACGCGCTTAGTGGATAACAGGTATATAGCTTTGTTGCGTCGAATGTTGAATGACATTTGCGGGTCGCGTAATGCACGAATGACACCATAGGGCATACCCGTCTTGTCATCGAGATATGCCACGGTGCGCGTAAATGGGAATCTGTTGTGACGATAAGGACTTACACCTGAGAATAACAGCGTGTTATCCGTAAATACGCAGACACACACCTGTTGACGATGTGTTTTGACCAGCTCTAATTCACCTGATTGTACTGCTTGAACGTGTTCAGGGTTCTTAGGGTCAAACACATAGCCAGTCAATCGGCCTTGGCCGCGCAATATCTGCACGCGCATAGGTCGCTTATACCAACATTCCATGACGCGGATAGCTTCTCGCGTGCCGTCATAAGGCATAGCCTTTGACATGAACATCGAACCGCCTGCGCCTAGTCCCGATTGCTGGTACTGTTCGTACATAAAATCGTTTTCGACTTGTTCACGGTCTTGCGATTCGTTGCGTAATTCGTTTTCTAACGCTGGGAAACGCGCAACAACTTGCTCAACATCTAAAATCTTGGTGCGAAATAGTCGTGTTGCATCACTGGCATCAACACGGCGACAACTGCTATCGACAATCATGTTGCGCCAATGTTCGTGACGGACAACAATTTGCTGTTCGCCTTCGTCATTCACTTCTAATGCTGTCTCAATCCAGCCTTCACCCGTTTTTACAGCATCTTGAAACGCCAGGTATTCTTGGCGTGACGCGCTGTTAATGTCGGCAATGTATTTGCAGAGCTTGGTCTTGCGAATAGCTGGCTCTACATCGTCCTCTGTACGCGGAAGCACATTCCAGTCATAGGTTTGGCGTAGATAACTTCCTAAAATCCAGTTAATCGTTTGCTTGATAATGTTGTATTGCAA